CGACTTCTAGCTGTTACACTAGTTTTCTCGATTGAGAATGACATCTGACGGAAGTTATTACCCGCAGCATCATCACCCAACGCTTCTAGTTCATTTGTGGTCATACCTTGAGTAGTATCTCCAGCTGTTTGAACTCCATCACCTATAGATGGATCAGCATAATAGGTGGGTGCAAAAGGATCAGTTTCAGGAGTTCCTCCAGTAGCGCCTGAATCAACACCTTGAACTTCAGTTGATTGTGGATTTGAAGATTGACCAGTAGCGGGTTCATTGAACAATGCTTCTGCGCCAATAGTAGTACCATCATCTTCTACATAGTTAGATTTCATGTAGAAAATAAGGCCAGTCGGGCCAGTCATCGGTTGAACACCAACCAAATCATAAGCGATTAGGTTAGGGGCTGAACGACGAATTAGACTGATCATAATTGGATCATATCCTTGTTTGCCAGCTACTCCATCAGAACTAAAACCTGGCGAAGCATTATCCGCCTCACTTCCAGTATTTGATGTCGGGGCTGCTTCAGTCAATAGACCAGAACCCATTCCTACAGCGATTTCTTCTCTTGCAGCTTTCTCTTGATTTTCCAAGAGGATTGCTGTCACTTGTTTACGGTACGTATCCGTAATCTCAGGTAAAGCACTGTGTTCTAGTACAGGCTTCCACTTTTCAACTAATTGATTTGAAAATTCCATTTTCAATCTCCTTTATTCTATATTTATATTATTTTAAAACTCTGCTTAAAGCGTTTGTATAAGCTGTCATTGAATCTGATAAATTCTCATAATCCACTTCTTGGACTGTATCAGTTTCACTTACAGGTGAATTAACTTTCCCTTTAGGAAAATAACTCTCTTTTAAAGTTTGAACATTGGCTATAAATTCTTCATCATCGCCAGTGTAGTCCACTCCAGATGAAAGTTCCTTAACCTTGTCAATTTCAGTTTCTACTAAATCACCAGAAATTGATCTAATTAGATCATCTCGTTTAAGATCTCCGAGGCTTTCTTTTAATTCAATATTTTCTGTAAGTTTAGTTTCCAAATCAGATTCCAATGTTTGAACCCTATTAGCCAATTCACTTACAACGTCAACTTTAGTTTCAGGAATATCAACATAATTTTCAGTAAATAGTTGTTTCAGACCTGTCATAAAGTTTTCTGACAATTCATTCTGAATACCAGATTCGATAGCAAGTTTATTTTCTTCTATCCATTCTTCGACTACGTAGTTTAGATACTTGTCTATTTCTTGGGCCATTTCTTCTTTTAATTCACCACCACATTCAACCAAAAGTTCTTCAAGAACGAGATCTTGATCTCCAACTTGACTTTCGACTTCACGATTGACAGCAGCTTCAAAAATAGTAGAGGCTTTAGTCTTGAATTCTTCTGATAATTCAGTGTCACCAATTAGTGCATTTACATCATCAGTAGGATCGTAAGAATCTTTGAATTGGAATTCCGGCTTATAACCTGGCTTTTGTCGTTTTGCTGCAGCCCTTGCTAGTTTACCTTTATTTTTCGCTCTATACTTCTTAGCCTGTTTAGCTTGCTTTTTCAAGCGTTTCTTGTATTCACCTTTTGATATACCCATAGATTTCAAACGCTTAGCTAAAGATTGCCTTTTGATCTTTTTGACTTCATCTAGTTCTTCATCTTCATCTAACAATTCATCAAAAAGAGTATCAAATTCCTCATCTGACATTTCAGATATTTCTTCTACTTCTTCATCTGAAAAAGTATCAATAAGTACATCTAAAATCTGTTCATCTTCTTCTGACAATTCCTCGTCGCCTTCAACCTCTGTATGTTGTTGGAGGACACGCTGAGCCAATTTAACAATACTGTCATCTTCACTTGGGTCGTAATGGGAAAATGTGAATTTGGGCTTTTTACCTGCACGTTTCTTAGCAGCTTTCGCAGCACGTTTTTGGCCCGCCTTATCTTTTTTCCAATCTTTGGCCTTTTGCTTCAAGAATTTCTTGTATTCACTTTTCGACATGCCTTTGGCTTCCCAAGGCTTTTTACTTCGTTTTATTTTCTTTTCTAATAGACCAATAGCTCCATCAAGCTCTTCATCAGTGATTTCATCTAGTTGATCACCAATAAATTCGATAAGCTCTACGTCAAATTCATTTAAATCTTCCAATTCTTCATCTTCAGTATCTACCTCATATGTAGTTACTTCATCTTCAGAATCTTCAAACATTCTTTCTAATGCTTCCATTTGAATATCTCCTTCTTTCTATAATCTTAGTATTTATACTTTTTATAATTTTGATAAAAATTGTTTAAATTCCTTTAGCATACGTTCTTCACGAATATGCTTCGGGGTATCCAATTCTTTCTTATGTTGAATCAAATCTGTTTCTTTGAGGGCTCCATTTTCCCATATCCATTCACGACCTTCCATAACTCCTTGTACAAATGCGTTAGGTGCACTAGGATCTGCTACAATATCTGCAGCTGTGGCTAAGTGGAAATCATCTTTGACTATTTTTGTACCATCTTTATGCTCTTCTAATGAACCCATACCTCTGGAAGATACACCAAGCCTGGCTCCATCTTTAAGCAATCCTTCAACAATTTTTCCATACGGAGTATGCGTAGTAATTTTAGCTTTACCCATCCAGTTATTACCATTAGGTGTCAATTCAGTAATTAAATGAGATACTCTTTCTAAATTGATTACTGGCCCATCTGGATGCCCGAGTTCACCAAAAGCACGATTTTCTTTGATATAATCTTTCTTATATCTGGCTACTTCTCGTTGTAATATTTCTTTTGGATATACTCTACCATTTCTATTTTTGACTTGAGATTGTAGAAAAACCCCCTCTAAGTGTAAGGTTTTTTTGCCATCTTCTTCTTCTAGTTCAAAAATATCAACATCTTCAACTACTTCTGTTATTAATTTCATGTGTTACCCCCTATCCACTATAATCTGATCTGGTGCCATATCCTGATTCTTTTTTAAGAATCACTACAATACTCGTAGTATCTGAAGCAGCCGCATGCCCAACTGTTATAATTGAAACATCACCTGAAGGACTAGAAGCATTATTAGTTACGGCTGCATCTAAAGCTGCAGTATGAGATTTGCCCCAATGACCATTCCCACCAAGCGAAAATGAAATTTCATCATCACTTGCATTGACAGCCGCACCTTCAAAAACAACGTTGAAAATTTTACCAGATGTTGCTCCTGAAATATTCCATGAAATCTTTTCAATTGATAATCTAGGATCTGTTGCCGCATTATTCAATACCGATGCGTCTATAGTACCAGTTCCAGGCACTCTAGGATTAGCTGTGGTGGATTTAGCTAAATCAGAAGTACCAATGTTGGTAATTAATGCCATCACTTTGCCACCTGTGAAGGATTGATCATATATAATTCGTACAGCTGCTCCGTGTGCCATAGTGATTTACCCCTTTTCCTCTGCTGTTTTATTAAATATCAATTTAGCTATTCTTTTCTTTTCAGTTTCTAAAGCAGAAGCAATTTTACTTTTCAATAATGTATCCAATTGTTTTCTACCTTCTAAACTATTCCCAGCTAATATATTACTAATTATATCTTTTGTTTCCATCTTAACGATCTCCCATTATCTTTAATACTTTTTCCATATCTATTTCATTAGTCAATTGTTCAACGCTCTCTTGTTCAGCGGGTGGAGCTTGTTCAGGAGGTTCTGAAGGTTGTGGTGCGCCAAATGCGGCTTCGGGTGGCCCTTCAGCTCCTGGCTCACCTTCCATTCCTTCCATCGGCGGCCCATGTATACCAAATTCTTTAGTAGTATCTTTAGCTAATTTATCACCCTTAACCTCTTTTTTAATCTCTTTATCCATCTCACGCACTTCTTCATCAGTGAATTGTAATACATTTTTCTTAATCCAAGCCATTGAAAGATAACGTCCAGAATATTCTGCAACTTCTCTTAGTACACCCATTCTAGCCATCAACATTTCTGAATTTTTAGTTTCCCTGTAATAGCTATCTTCTGCCCATTTATACTGCATTTCATGATGAAGAATACTCCATTCTTCTTCACGAATAATACCCTTTAAGATCAATTGGGTTTTAAGCATGGTATCAAACATTTTAGAAAATTGATTCCTAAGCCTACCTATAAACTTTGAAAACTTTAATTCATCTCTGGTAATTTCAGATTCCCTACCTAAAGAAAATCCACTATCACCTTCATATCTGGATGGAGGCACATTCAAAGATTTGAGCAATTTTTTCTGGAAAAAACCTACATCTTCCATCTCACCTAAATTCTGTCCACCTGGCAATGTAGAAATTTCTGTACCTCTGCCACCTTCCCTACGTGGCAGCCAAAAATCTTCTAGCATGCTCATATGCTTCCTATCATCTTTAATCTCACCTGTATCAACATCATAAACTAATTTATTTTGAAACCTTCTCATCTGATCTTGTAGATATTCTTCTGCTTTACCTTTAGGTAAATTACCTACATCAATATAAAACAATCTTCTTTCAGGTGCACGACTTATGCGATATATGACTGTTGAATCTTCCATCATCCTCAATTGATTCATCGGCTTAATTGCTTTATGTAAATAACTCAATATCATACCTTTTTTGTTATCTTGCAATCCTGAATGAATGTAGGAAATAGCATCACCTTTTATTTTGATCCCTTTAGTCATTTGATTGGCTGGATCATTTGGTTTATCATTATACATATAAAATTCTTCTACACGACTAACAAGTTCTACACCATTTTCAGCTCTTTCTTTCTTTACTTCTCTAATTTTTCTAATTTTTCTTGGATCTATTTGACGTATCTCTTGTATACCTTGTTTTGGTTTTTCATCATCTATAACCATGTGATGATATAATCTACCATCAATATACCAATTGCGAAATGTATCATACCCATTTTTATTAAAATTCAACAATTTTATAATATGAGCAAATTCATCATGTATCTTATCTTTAATAGTGTCTGAAGTATCCAATTCAGTTAGATCTAAAAATATAGCATCTTCCCTTTCTGAAGAAATGACTATAGCTTCGTTGACCACATCATCAACAGCTGCATCAACTTCTGATTCAACAGCCAAACCTCTATATCTATTAATCAATTCAATTTCATTTTTAATCTTACCTTCCATATCAACATAATGGCCCAAGGCACCACCACCGACAGCGATTTCCACTGAACCATCATTTGATTCTGGCGCAGAAAAAGATTTTAAATCTTTCTTTTTCTTGGTAATTTCAAAACCGAAAATATTTGCCATAAAAATATCCAATAAGGGGCGAAATTTCGCCCCTTGCTTTTGTTATATTTATAAGTTATATACTTCCGCCAACACTCAACGTACCGAATACAGGGAGTTTGACTTCAGCACTAAAGCTAGCAATTGGTTCTTCAGTAGTATCTACTGTTTCCCACCAATCATAAGCCCAAGTAATAGCAAATTCTTCTGGATCAGATGTCTCCCAACCTAAATCCACTGCTGGAATTTCAGTCGGCCAAGCACCAACCATTACGTATTCACGAATTGGTTGACCTGATTTGCTAAAATGAATAACTCTTGCATCTGTTACCAAATCAGCTGGGTTATCAGCTGATGCCCTATTAGTAGCATTACCTACAATCAATTCATGCCAGGCTTCCATGAAACGCCTGATACCAAAATCTTCATCATTGAGTACAGTAGTTTCCCAATCTGCAAATTCCTTTTGGCCTGGAAATTTCACAACCCTTCCAAAATAATTCAATTCTACAGGTGTTATTGTACTGCCTGGTATTGATGCTGTTTTAGCTAAGTACGTCATTTGCCTAGCTTGATCTGCATACCCACTCAGTGCAGCTGGCGTTGGTATCCTAACTTCATATAGATTAGTTCGGGCCCCACCGCCAGGTAAATTTGATCTAAAATCATTTATATTAAATGCCATTTTGTCCTCCTATTAGACAGAACCTACAACTTCACTGAACTCTACACCGCTTCTAACAGCGACAAAGTTGAGTTGAATGAAATTAATTGAACGAGCTGGTTTGATAAAAATATCTCCAACAAATTCATTCCTGTCTATGACTTCGGAAGTATTGTTGGTGCTATCACATATAACTAGATAATCATATACACCACGTCGAGCTTTGATATTTCTTAAAAATGGTTCTACCATATTTTTAAATGATGCTCTAGTAAATTCATCATTGAATTCAAAGAGTAAATTCTTAGCTGCTCGTGAAATTGATTTTTCTAATACCACAAACAACCTTCTAACGTTGATCCTATCAAAGGCTGATGGTTTAGATAAAAGTGTTTTATCACCATACAGCAAAGTACCTTGACCTGGCATAGACACTACTGGATTAACACCAATTTTATAGATACTATCCCTGGCAGCTTTATCTGGATTAAAATGTAATTTTACTACATTCTTAATCTGACCTCTAGTAAATCCAGCTGGGCTCCACCAGGCATCTTGATTATTTTCTGTTCTAACCATCAATCCAGCAATATCACCATTTAGCGGAACATCTCGATACACATCATTATATGCATCATACATTCTTTTGTATCCACTATCAGCAACACCATAAGAAGATGATGTAAGTGCATTTGCCCATGCTACTAACGCAGCTGCTTTAGTAGCGTTTGTACCTGTACCAATAATAACACCTTTAGTCGTTGATGAATTTTCTGGACTAATTACGGCAATTGCATCTTTTCTATACTCAGCAACATTACTGATCACATCTTGTTGTATTTGTTTAGTAGCATCACCAGAAATAACTATACCAACGTCAGTAGTATCTGTATCTCTAAGTAATCCATACCCCTTTGAACCACCTGTATACCTTGATGTATCAGAATTAGCACCTGTTCCTGAATTATCAGCCACACCACCTGAAATATCCAAACTATAACCTTCAGTAGTAACAGTATCAAATACATTAGTTGAAGAAGATACAACACCTTCCCAATCATCTGCACTAGCTAGTTGATCCCATTGGCCAGTTGCGTAGATATATTTGGAATCTCTACGAATAACATCTTGGTAATAATTACTATTACCATTTTCATCCTTAGCATCTGTAACTAATGATACATGGGCATATTTTTCTAAAATCGTGCCTGGAATTCCACTTATATCGCCTGTTGTATCAACGACAACAACGTG